TGACCGCCGGCCCTTGCCGGTAACGAACTCTTTCCCCACGAAGGGGCCGAAGAGAGATTTTACCGTCCCGGACGTAACCGCCCACGGCTGAAAGGAGCAAACCATCAGGGTTATAAATCCTGTGGCGCCGCCCCTCCGGGCCGTGAATTAACCCATCTTTAACCGATAAGGAGATAGGACAGACGTACATCTTGCGATATACATACGCCCCATTGCTATTTCTAGCGACCTCACCACAAGATGAGAGTGGAGTGTGGTACCCCGCATCGTCAGCTTCCCAGAGAGGGACCCGTAAAGGGCGACCCATCCTGAAGAGCCAAGCGAGCGTGAGCGGCAGCCGGATATTAGTCCGCGCTGACCACCTCAACAGGCGGTTAAATAGCACGTAGGGAACCGCGTCGTGTAACTCCTTGAGGTACACGCTGCGGACGTCTTTGCCTTTCCAAGCATCGACTCCGCATGATTCCTTGAAGAAGCCCACTTCGAAGGACTTCTCACTGTTTACAGTGAAGCCAAGGAGATTCAGCATCCTACATACCATGCGGTATGCTCGGGTAACGACAATAATGTCATCCCCGAAGACGCTATAGCTTCGGCTAGGTTTGCCTTCACGGGTCGAAATACCCATGATCTTGTAAACAGCCCGTACTGTAGCCGTAAACAGGATTGTCTGCAACGGAAATGTATATCCATTACCCATGGTGCTAACCATGTTCAACGGTAGTGACACCCCGTCATACTCAGTTGACGAGCACCGTAACTTCATCAGGAGGTTAAACCACTGACTAGGTAGCAGGTACCTGAGCATGTTAAGAGACATACTGTCGCTCGCAGAGGACAGGTCAATGGTGCTATAAGATCTCGGAAAACGAGACCCTACGCGAGCCATAAACCGGTTGCGCGTTTGTTGGGAGTCAATATCGATTCCCCACACCTTAAGCCGTTGCTTAAGGACCTCAGCAAGCCCTAGCTGATAAAACATATTCAGACTAGGCTCAGTGCATATTGTGCGACTGATACGGTTGTCTTTAGGAACAAAGGACAATCGGCTCTGGCTCACTAGCGCTGGCGCACCGTAGTGTTGGTAGCGGAGCTCCTCAGCTCCCCTACACGCCGGGCGTTGTTGGCACCAATGCTTGTACATATTGTACAAGGAAATGTCAGAGCATGCCAGGCGACTGGAGAACAACTTCGTATAGAAGTCCTCTCCTTCGGCACCTATGCTGCTCCCCGGTCCCATCTTGGCCTCTGACAGGAGCCAATAGGGATTCTCACACAGTCCTGATCCCGGTGCAGGGCCCCGGAACCAAAACCTGTACAAGAGCTCACGGATCTCCCCGAGGATAACATCCTCAACGAGAGACCGTGATTCATCCAACGTCCAACCTAAGCAACGTCGATTGACGTCTTGAAATTTCTTCCAAGCGTCGGCGTCTGCTGAAGCCGAAACGTTATCAGCATGCTTCTTGAGAATATTCCCAAGCAACATGGACGCCGCAACCTGCGGCGCCTCAGCTTCGGGACCGTACGTGGGGCCGAACCCCTGTGCGTACAGGTCGATCTCAACCAGCTTGTAAAGAGCGTTGCCAACACTGGGCATATCATACTCCCGTTCAAGGTTACGGACCGATCGATTAAGATCGGCGCAAGGGCGGCTTTCTGCCGCCCCCCCGAGCCTTTCGACTCGAGCGATTTGCCACGCGCAGCACCGCAGTCAAAACTGCAAGGAGATACCGCACTACACAAACCCACCTACGCACGACAGCCTCAGCGGCTAGCCGAGCGAGCCCGAAATAGCAGTGTCACCCAGGCCAGCGGAGATCTGGTTAAGAGCTCCGATATGCGCTGAGATCATTGCCCGGACATTGGCGGCATCGTAGGAATCCGCGCCCGCAGGAATGCGGATCTTGGTTTCCATTAAAGCGATGCGTGGAACGTTATTTGCCGCAATCATCACACCCTTTCGGGTGCGACATCCGGTGTAGACGTTCTCCGGCACCTTGCCGTAGATGCCAGTGATGGCGTTAATGAGATTGCCAAGCCCTTGAAGGAACTTGGGTTTCTCAAACGTCACAGTGAACGGGCTCGAAATCGAGTGAGCCACGACACCTGCTTGCGTCCCGCCTAGCGCAGAGATCGACCACTGTTTGCCGTTATCGGCATCCGGTGGCTGGTCACTGGCCACGGTGTACGTCGGGGATGTGAATCCCGTCTGGGCACCGCCGGTGATGTTGCCGAGCGAAATCGCCATCTGCATCAGGCCATTGTGGCCGATGTTGAAGATGCTTCTCATCGTTTTGTACTCCAAAGGAGGATTAAGGATGATACACTAGCCGATTAAGGCTATGCGTACCGCTGTGCTAAGACCTTGCTCACGAGGCTTGCCTGATGGAAAGCCGCAGCTAGGTTGGTCCCTTGCGAAAGGGACGGGGACCTAAACATCAAACTAGGCACCATATTCATCGCAGAGGGGTTAAACTTCCCTCGTGAATACCGCCTAGAGGTGTACAAGGAACTCGCTGAGCCACCGCTAAAAGTCGCGGATCCCCACAGCGAGGGTGCATCGTACGTCCCGGTCAAGAGCCTCGATTCGAGGACCTGATCGATTTGTATAA